GGTACATCGATATCTCTAAATTCACCAGGATTAAGAGGCTCATCATCGTTACGAATGCGAACACCACGAGCTTTAAAACCAGCTGGTAGATTTGATAACGTACCAGCATCAATCAACTGCCTTAATATAGAAGTCGCTGCACGAGATAAACCACCGATTGTGTGTAGTAACCCGAAACCATAAAACCCAAATCCCGGTAAAAATTTGAAATGAGTAAAATATTGTCTTTTACGCTTTAGTGGGTCTTGTTCTCTAAAGTTTCTAGAAATTGATAACACTTTTCCAGAACTTTGATCAAGGGTAACAATATAAGGCAACATAACGCCCGAAGGATTCCCCTCCATATCCGTGTCTTCAAAACCTTCCAAATCCAAGTCAATGTGGCATTCCAATAAGGTATAAGAGTCGTCAGAATAGTTAGGACGTAATCCCAACAACTCATCAGCACGTTCTTGGATTGCTCCATCATCGTCACCCTCATCTGCTTCAGATAATTCAACATCTCTATAAACTCCCGCTACTTGTAGTTTGCGAATATCATTGTATGTCATTCTAACTACATGTGTCACCCTCTCCGCTGTTCTTAAATCACTAGCCGAATACGGAACAACCATATCTTCTGCTGGTACAAACTTGGAAACGGCTCTCTGTTTGGTTTCGTCAAAGTAAACTTTTTTAAATGTAGATCCAGTTAATGGCAAATAAAATAACATCTGATCTGTGTCTGGATCGTATTCTTCCATGATCTCAGTAATCTGATAATTCATGAAATCTTCTACACGCTGTGCCTGTGCCTCAGTCTCTTGAGTCGGTGTTCCCAATACCTGCGTCTTTACAGGACCACCACTTGGCAACATCTCTTTATAACTTTGTGCTTGAAACTGCGTAACAGCTTCACTTAATAATGGATGTGTTACACCACTCGCACCTAAGAAGGGTTCACTTCGATCCTCGTAATTAATTCCAAGTAACCCTAATCCCTTCGCAATAGCCTCTTCCCAATCTTCCCTAGACTCAACGTCCTCTCGGAACTTGGCTCGTAAATCTGATGATAAATCTCCCAAAACTGAATCGTCAAGAACCTCTGCCAGATTGGCTCCATGGTCATATGGCTCTGCTTCAACTTCTACTACCTCATCACTCGCTAATTCAATTCCTTCTGGTAACTCGTCAGTGGTCGATGGTAATTCGATATTTAAACTATCTTCCTCTGGCATTAACCTGCCACCCCCGCCCATTGACTGTTCGACCATTCCTGCTATTTGTCTAGGTTCCGCCATTATGTTATCCTCGTTTTTTTACTTTTCTTAGGAAGCATCCGATCCGAAAATCGATTAGTAACACTTTTACCCTTGCCTTTTTTTATGGGTTTTTTCTTAGCCATTAATAAGTACCTTTAAATGTCCCACCACGAGCTTTCATTACCCCGCCCATGTTCATTGACTTGGGAACTTGTTTAGCTCTTGCTTCTTTAGTTATCTCTTTATTCAATTTTTTTCTACTTTTCTTTTGTGCTACCAGACTATCTTTTGTTGAGTGTTGTCTGCCTGTAAAATAAGTCTTAGGATCACCTAGTTTTTTGTCTATTGATTTTCTAATATCATGATTAGGAAATAATATTTTTCTTTTTTCTTGAAACTGAATAGAGTCTCTTGCTTTATCCACTAGTTCCTTCTTAGAAGGTGGACTCATTTTTTTGTTTTTCTGTTTATCTTCAGCTTTTACTTTAAGCTCTGCAACTTCTTTTTGCTTTTTCCTAGTCTCGACTCTACCCATTTTATACTCCTAATAATATTCTCTTGCTCTACGAGGAAACCAATCTTCCGGAATCTCCTCACCTTGTAAACTAATAAACCCGCCTTGTCTAAATCTCATTAATGCCATAGTCATACTATCACAATAGTCATCATGATCGCCATTCGGAAATGAAGCAACCTCTTCTATAACCTCGTCAGCAAACTTTTCATCAGGATACCACACTTTTCCAGATTCGAAAATAGGCGACACAATATGCATCCTTGTCGTTTTATCTAAGTTACCCCCTCGCCTTCTTCCTGGACTAAATGTCGTAACAGGTAAATTAATTAATCTTAATTCATCAGCCAAAGGTTGTCCACTCGCTTTTGCCTCAATCAACATCATGTCCGGTTCCCAGTATTCATTCTGCTCAACAGCAATCTCCTTTAACTCCGGAAAATTCCAACGACCCTTAACAGCGTCAAGTAATATAATATGCTGCTCACCATTCTCCTTCGGCTCAAATATACCCCAAGTCGTTATCGCACTATAGTCAGCCGTCTCCTTCTTACTGTAAGCCGTATCATAACTCTGAATTATATAGTCCAATCGTGGCGTGTCCTCTCGTTCCCATAAATTCCACCACTCACGCTTGACCATGGCAACTTCGTCAGAAGTCGGATCTTGTTGCCACTGAGCATTCCACTTGCCGGGGGACAATGAAGCCTTGACCTTTAATAACTCTTCCTTCTTCCAGAACTCATGCCACAATGGTTCCCCCGATGGTAGGATGGCAGGAAACTCAACCATTTCCCACTGATCAGCCATAGTGTCTTTCGCTTGAGCTTGTAATAAACGACCCGTCAAATCTTTCTTTGACCATCTGGTTTGCACAATTATTATGGTACCCCCCGGTTGAAGTCTTTGACGAGGACCAGACGTATACCATTCATAGGCAGTATCATACGCACTTGTAGATAACGCATCTTGCTCGGAATGTGGATCATCAATAATTAATAAATCAGCACCACGACCTGTCATTGCAGCACCCACCCCGGCTGCAAAATATTCCCCGCCTGCACTAGTCTCCCAACGACCTGCTGCTTGGCTATCCTGTTTCAAGTCCGTGTTGGGGAAGATCTCAGCATATATGGGATCCGCAATGAGATCTCGGACTTTCCTACCAAACCTTACAGCAAGTTCAGTATTCATGGTAGCCTGTATTATTTTTAATTTAGGATTACGCCCCAAAAACCAAGAAGGCATTAAATAGGATGCAAATTCAGACTTAGAATGTCTGGGGGGCATGTTTACAATAAGTCTTTTCAACTTACCTTGAGCGATGGCTTCCAATTTTTCTGCGATAATTCCGTGATGTCTACCCTCTATAAACCCATCATACACATGTTTTGCGTATGCCATAAACTTCTCACGAGCTATATCACGAGTCTCAAGTTTTTTCTTTTGCTCCTCCAGTAACAAGAGTTCTTTAAGAACCTCGTCTGGAAGGGTTTGTAAATTAACTGACATATCCGAACGATAATACATTTAAATGAATTTATCAATCAAACTTATTACACCTATGCCATACATGTGTACCCCCATATTTAGGGGGTGGGGGGTCTATAATAGTTAAAAGCTGATTGCCAATATCACATAGTAACCCTAAAAACGGTCATAGTTAACATGTTAACTATTAACATGTTAATTAAATAGTTTAATTTAATTGTAAATAGTTGTAATTAGTTGTTGACTAATTAATATAAATAGTATTAATATAATTATATTAACAACAACAAAAAAAGAGGAAAGTTAACATGTTAAATAAATCAACTTTAATTCAAGGCAAGACTAATATTAACAATTATAGAATGGTAGCACTTTTAAAAGGGTTAAAATTAGAGCTATTAGGAATAAGAGTTAAAGCAGGTGTTTCTTGCTATAAAATCTTAAAGGATGAATTCAATCTTAAAGGATCAAGGCAAAAAGTTTATGATCATTTAAATGCAATCTATAAAGATTGGATTGAAGAGAATAAAGAAAACATTAAAGGTAATAGAATATAATTAACAATCGAGTGCAGGATTATCCTGCACTCACAACAATGAAGAGGAAAAAAATAATGAAAAGTAATACCTTTCAAAAGAATATCCAATATAGTTTAGAGGACGTAAATTTTAAGAATATGCGTGAAGAGTATATTGCAATTGAAACTTGTACAAAGTTATTTAATGATAAGTTAAAAAAACTTAAAAAAGAAATTAAAGAAAACATTGCTGAATATTCTAATGATTTTTATATTACTGACGCAGATATAAAAGAGCATGTAGTTAAAGCACATATTAGATCAACATTAAAGTTAATAACTAAATAATAAATCGAGGTGCTGAGTTATTCAGCACCTCATAACAATGAAGAGGAAAAAATAATGAGCAAACATTTTACAACAAGTGACGGATTTAAAATTGATGGATTTGATAATGCTAACGATTTTACAAAAGCACTTAGAGAATGGGACAAAAAACAAGAGCATAAAAGAAAAATGGATATATTAAAAAAGAATAATGAAGAGGAAAAAAACAATGAGAAATAAATTAACATATAAAGAAATACAAAATGAGCATAGATTAGGACAACAATTAGCAGGTGTAATTTGTTTTCTAGGTGGATTAGGTTTTACTTGGATAGCTTGGAAAATAGGAATTCCATTAGTAAATGATCTATACGAATTATCAGCAGTTACATTATTTGGAGCAATTGGAATAACAATAACATTTTGCGGATTAGGTGTAATCTTTAAATATAGAAGTAAATAAAACCTTTCCTCCAAGAAAAAACCCAGCTTTCGAGCTGGGTTTTTTTGTGTCTTTTTTTTATAAAACGGTCATGGATCGCAGGACGCAGGGAAAACAATTATTATTTTGGTCGACCAAAACAAATAAAAATTTAGTTAACATGTTAACTACCTACGGTCATTCCCTTCGGTCATGGCTATTGATACGGTCACGCCACCAAAATTTTGTCAAGAAAAAAATACTTAACATGTTAAGCATAAGGCCAGGAACTAGTTAACATGTTAATCGATTGTTGTTGTGTTTTGTTGCAATTCATGAAATTATAAATAATCAATTAATGAAGAGGAAAAAAACTATGAATATAAATGAAATTAAAAAATACGTTAAACATACATATAATGTTAATTGTTTACTTGATCGATTTGGAGCAAACACAAAATTAAAAAAATCTTCAAAAGGTATTTACAACGTGGCGGGCTTGTCACTTATGCCAAGTTTAAAATTTTGTCCAATGTCTTTAATTGCTCAATGTTTTGAAGAATGTTTAAAGAGTGCAGGAAGAGGNAAGTTTAACAATGTCGTTAAGGCAAGAAATAACAAAAGTAATTTTTATAATAATGATTATGATTTATTTATTTACTTGTTAATTCATGAATTAAAATTACATGTTACAAACTGTAAAAAAAATAATGTTAATCCGTCCGCAAGATTAAATGTTTTAAGTGATATACCTTATGAAAAAACAGAATTATTTAATCTATTTGAAGAAATTTATTTTTATGATTATACTAAAAGAGCTAATAGATTAGAGGCTTGCAACAAGATTAATAATTATAAATTAATGTTTTCTTATTCTGGAGCTTTGGGTTACCAAAAACAAGTTAATCAAGCTTTATTATTTAATAATCCTATTGCGGTAGTATTTAAAAATGAATTTCCGAAATTCTTTTTAAACCGTCCTGTTTTTAATGGTGATTTATCAGACATTGATAATTCAACAAAAGATAATCATATAATAGGATTAAAAGCAAAGGGTAGTTTAGCAAAAAATTCTTTTAATGATTTTGTTGTTGATCTTCCTAAAATGACAGATTTTTTAGGAATTCAACAAACCGCATAAATTAAAAATTGACAACAAACCCAGATCATGATTTTATGATCTGGGTTTTTTATTTACAGGAATTAAAAATCTCACTCAATAAATCCGCAGGTGCTCCTCCCCTTCCTGCGGATTTTTTTTTCAAAAATCTACGGTCATGAATCGCAGGTCGCAGGTCGCAGGACAATTATTTTTTATTAGGGGCAAGTCGCAGGATGTGGTATAATATCTCGTCAAAATTTTTGCCTTGATATAGACATTTTGCGACCAAACCCTCAGAGGATAACTCCATAGCCTGACAACCCTCAAATAAATATAGGTCAGAGGTCAAGAGGTGCTTTACCAAGAAGAAAGATAACCCTTTTGCACGAGAATGCGACAAATTCCAAGCAATTTGAGATGGTCGGACTAAAACTCGGTTGTTTTTTGTTGTTTTTAACTCAACAAATACAGATAAACCCTCATGACATAAATATGTGTCAGGTGTTCCACTTGATGCAATTGATTCAATACGTTGATAATGAGTTTTTTTAGGTAATTTCAGCTTAAACAATTTAGCTAAATTTTTCTCAGGTGTAGCCATAAAACCACTATAGGGATTTTCACAACAGGATTCAATAATTATTCAAAAAACAGTCTTTGTCGCTATTTAATGATTTGAAAGTGTGTAAACGTGTAAAAAGTGTGTAAATTATTTGTTACCTGATAAGGGTTTAAGATATGTTTACACGTTTACACGTTTACACACCTGTTTTCTCAAAAATATTTTTAATTTAATTTCCATTGTGAAAACTCCTTATAAGGGCATTTGGTTAACATGTTAAGTTCCTGGATTTGTTAACATGTTAATCGATTGTTTAGATAAGTTGCAATTAATTGTTTACTTATGCTTTTTTATCATTATTATAATTATAGAAGATAAATTAATTGAAGAGGAAATATCATGAAACATATAAACAGAGATTATTCAGATAATCCATATACTGATCCTAAAAATACTCATCCATCAATTGTTTTAGATGTAGCAATTCCACACACATGGGAATCTGTATCATATAAGAATGATGTTTGTCCTAGTTTTACAGTTAAGAATTTACAGATATTTATTTGTGATGATGAAACAAAAAAACTAGAAGAATTACATTTTAAATATTCAGTAATGTATGAAGATGATTATGGATGTGGTTATGACGATTTATTATTAACAGATGATTGGAGTGAGGTTTTATTATTTGTACAACTTCATGAGTTTGATAAATGGATTGAGCAACCTAATTATGGAAAAAGGGAGAATTCATAATGGTCAATGGTCGAGCAACAATCAACCCACTTCGGTCATCAAATATCACATTACAATATACATGTGAAGATTGTGCAGGATATGGCAATCAGCCAATAAGTGAAGAAGAGGTTGTATCCTGTTCAACTTGCAATGGTGCAGGATGGACGGATTTACCTAACAGTCAAGATTTAACAATAAGAATAGTCAGGGGATAATTATGAACGATTGTAACTTTATAAAATTAGATGATTCTCTTCCACAATTAATAGAAAAAGTTCTTGATTATAAAATTGATTGGGAAAGTGACGAGGACAGAAATCGATACTATGAGTTTAGAAATAGGGTCGAGGGTTTAATGGATAAATATTATAGGGAGAAAATATTATGAAACTTAATTTTGAAAACGGCAACTTTGATCTTGAAGTAATTGGAAGTCATGGTCAGGGAACAATTGATGCGACATTCGAGGAATTGAAACATTGTTTCGGATTTCCAAGAGGCAGTCACGATGATTATAAATGTGATGTTGAATGGAATATAAAATTTGCAGATGGTACAATTGCGACCATTTACAATTGGAAGAATGGATTGAATTATTGTGGTGCTGAAAATGGATTGAGGATTTGTCAGATGACATCTTTTAGTGTCGGTGGATTCAGTAAGTGTGCATTGAGATTAGTTGAATCCATTGTTCATGATCATCAATTGGAAAAAGAATTATCAATGCAAGGTGCACATGAGCAATTTCTAGAACACAAAACAAATTTAAGGGTTGATGTTAGTTATATCATTAATCGATTAGAAGGAGTTTTAGATTCTGATTGTATCGGTGCAGAGGCTGAAGATTTACTTGAAGAATTAAANAAGAATAATACTAATCACAGGGAGAAAAATTATGACCAAAATACCTAAAGATACGTTTGTTCAGTTAACAGATGCAATTGCATCGGCATTAATGGAAACAGAATTAGGAGAAAGTTTAAGTCTTTATGTGAATCTTAGAGATGGAACTTTTACAGAAGACGGCAAATCTCTTTACAAAGTATGGAGTGACGAGGCTGAATCAATTTTAACAAGCAATGGATTGGAGAAAAATAATGGGTAGATATTACACAGGAGATATAGAAGGCAAGTTTATGTTCGGAGTTCAAAGTTCAGATGATGCTAATTTCTTTGGAGCAGAAGGTCATGCAAGTTATTTAAATTATTATTATAGTAAAGAAGACTTACCTAAAGTTGAAGAGGGTGTCAAAGAATGTGAAGGAGTTTTAGGAGAATACTTAAAACATATTGATCAGTTCTTTATAGAGAATGATAGTTTTAATAGTGAAAGATTAGCTAGGTATTTAAGTAACGTACTTGATAAAAATGTTACTGAAGAAAACGTAAGATTTAATTTAGAATGGTATGCAAGATTAGAACTCGGAAGAGAGATCAGAGATTGCATAAAAGAAAAAGATCAATGTAACTTTGAGGCTGAATTATGATGATTCACATTGTAACAATCAGCACAAAGTATGGGGATGATGTAGAATTGTATTCACACAAACCGACCAAAGCTGAATTAGAAAAAAAGCAATTACAAATATATAAAGAATTTGATCTTCATTATGATCATCAAGTGTATGTAGATTATTATGGATCAGTTGATTCTAAAGTTATAGGGAGAATTTAGATGGGCGAGTATGAATGTTGGGATTGCAATGAGAAATTCCATTTAGAAGAACCACCATACGATGGTCGAGAAATATGTGACGAATGTAGATATGAGGGATTTTTAGAGGATGCTAAAAATGAAGAATGATTCATATGAAGATTTATCAGACGGAGAAGTATTAGATTTGATATTTGATAAGTTCGGTATTCAAGATAACGATCATGCGACAGAACAATTAATGATCAAAATAGATAAGTTATTGGAGAAAATAAATGCAGATGATAACTAAAAAAAGATCATATGATTTGCTTGATTTGAGTGACATGGAATTGAATATTATACAGTCAGCTATGTCATGGTATCAAGTAAAGTTAACTGATCAAGTAAACAAAAGAGGTTACATAGAAGAACGATTAAATTTTGTCGAAGAAATGGTAACTAAATTAGATTTTGAGGAGAGAATAAATGAGTAAAAGATATTGTAAAGCAGATATTGTTGACGAGATGATACTTAAATCAGACGTTACAGATGAAATAAACAGACTGATTTCAGAAGGAATATTAACAAAGAGTTCAGTCATCGTAGAAGTAAAAGATGGTGCTTGTATAGGTGTACATAATCTTGTCGATGGATATTTTCTATTTGATTGGGATAGCATTGAAGAAGAAGGCAATACAGAATTTCAAGAAAAATTATTTAAAGCAATGACGGAGATGTTAGATGAAAAAGTTTAATGTAATAAGTTGTTTCGATGGACTGAGTGGTGGTCAATTGGCAATGGTCAGGGCAGGATTGTCAACTAACAATTACTATGCTTGTGAGATTGACAAGTATGCCATGCAAGTAACACAAGAAAAATTTCCTGATACAATTCAATTAGGAGATGTAACAAAAGTCACTAGTGAAATGTTTAGGGAAAAATATTTAGAAGAAAACCCTATTGATTTATTAATGGGTGGGAGTCCATGTCAGGGATTCTCATTTGCAGGAAAGAATCTAAACTTTGATGATCCTAGATCAAAATTGTTTTTTGAATTTGTCAGGATTAAAAACGAATTCAAACCTAAATATTTTTTACTTGAGAATGTTAGGATGAAGAAGGAATCTCAAGACATTATCAGTAAGTACATGGGTGTTGAACCTATTGAGATTAACAGTAGTTTAGTATCGGCACAGAATCGCAAGAGATTATATTGGACGAACATACCTTTTGATATGCCTATCGAAGATAAGGGTTTAGTATTAAGAGATATATTAGAACCTGAGTCTGACATTGAACCTAAGTATCTTGCAGGTAACAAACTGATAAAGAATTATAGAGGTGGGAATCAATTGAATCCTGACTATAAATCTCAAGCTAATACAATTCATGATAAATCTAAAAAGAGTCCGTGTGTATGTGCAGGAACTCATGGCTATGCAATTGGATATGTTGAAGGATGTGTTCAAGTTGGAGAGGCTGATTTAAAAGGTCATGATATATTGAAAAGAGTTTACTCGGTAGATGCAAAGTCTCCGACAGTAAATGCCTGCACAGGTGGGAATAGAGAACCCAAAATAATGAGAGCAGGTTCTATTATAAATAGAAAGATTAATCCCTTAACAGGTAAGAGGGATGACTACAATCCAAATATCAAAGCAAAGGCAAGGATAGAAGTCAGGGCAGACGATAAGACAGGTTGTCTTACAACTGTTCAGAAAGACAATATTGTTGTCCATGAAGAGAAGAGATATTGGAGAAAACTTACACCTCTTGAGTGTGAGAGATTACAAACTTTACCTGATAATTACACAGACTCTGTATCGAATACACAGAGATATAAAATGATTGGCAATGGTTGGACTGTGGATGTCATTGCACATATTTTGAAAGGAATAAAATAATGGGCAGAAAAAATAAATGGGAATTGGAAAGAGATAAAGCAGATGCTTTAAGAACAAAAGCTATGAAATCTCTTACTGAAGATCAATTAAAGGCAATCAATAAAACATACAAAGCAATAGAAGATGCATTGTTTAATGTTAGAGAGATCGAAGACCTTTACCTATCAGATATAAGAAATCTAGATAATGTAATGTGGAAACTAAAACATGAATTTAATTTAGGAGAAAAATAATGAGAGCAGTATCAGATACAATACATAAGATTAGAACATTTAAATTTTATGCAAAGGATATGGAGTTAAAGGCAATCAAACAATATGAATCAATGAGTGAGGAGACATATTGTTACGAGGCGAATGTTTACATCTTAGGTGTGAAGGTAGGTCGAGTATCTAATCGAGGTCATGGTGGTGGCGATGATTGGGATGGAGATCATGGTAAGGGTTTCAATCATTCATGGGTGGCTGAATTAGATATATGGTGTCATAAGTCTTTACCTAAATATTATGCAAAATGGGATGATTCATGGAATCAAAAAAGTTTTGAAATATGGTGTCATGAACAGGTGGAAAAGCATATTGATGAAAGAGAATTCAATAAGGCTATGAAGAAAACTTTATTCATTGATCCATCTGAGCCTAAACAAATATCTTATTTTAAATCAAAACCGACCAAAGAAAATTTAGAAATTTTAAAGAGAAGAAATCCTGATTATATTTTCTTACATGACATGATTAAAGAACAAGCCTTCAAAAAATTTATGGAGAATACAGGATGATAAATCCATTAGAACAAAAGAGAAGAGGTTACTTAAACTTCTTCAAGGATGGAGTAGCAGATGCATTGCTTGATGGAGTAATAGATGACAACAAGCGATCTTCAGCTTACTATAAACAAGGATATGATTTTGGAATAACAATGTGGACTCAAATAGAGTCCACAGAATTCATCCAAGATAAATATAAAATCCTGGAAAACGTCAATGGAAAGGATACGCAGGACAATGGAAAAGACACATGAGCAAGAAACTCAATTGCACCATGATCCTATAATCAAGGAAGAGATATCATGGAAAGAGGCAGTCAAAAAAGTAGAAACTGTTCTCAATGATGTTTGCAAAGAGTATGAGAAGGATGGTCATCATTACTATGGGGACACTTTAATGAAACATTGGCGAAGGATACTAAAAGGATAAACGGTCATGAGCCAAGCATATGAATTACCAGAAGGTAATATTCAAATATCTTTTAGTGGTGGAAGAACGAGTGCTTTCATGTTGCATAAGATATTAGAGGCTAATGGTAATTTACCTGACAGAGTTAAAGTTGTTTTTACAAATACAGGTAAAGAGATGACGGAGACACTTGACTTCATTCAAGAATGTTCTCATCGATGGGATGTGCCTGTTGTATGGGTAGAGTATGAGGAGATAGAAACCAAAAACTCGTACAAAATAGTAAATCATAATTCTGCTAGTAGAAATGGAGAACCTTTCGAGAAAATAATAAAAAGATATGGACGACTTCCTAATGCATTACAAAGATTCTGCACAGGGATATTGAAGGTGCAAACAGGTGCCAAATATCTACAATCATTTAAATGGAAATATTGGAAGAATGCCACAGGGATAAGATTTGATGAGAAAAGGAGACAGAAGGATGGATTAATAAATAATTGGTATTATGGTTGGTATCCAATGATTGCTGCGGAGCATACAATTAATGACGTTGAATCATTTTGGACGAAACAATCATTTAAATTAAACTTACCTATTGTTAATGGAAAGACTATGATGGGTAATTGTGACATGTGTTTTTTAAAGTCTGAGGCACAAATAGCTATGATGATGAGACAATTCCCCGAAAAAGCTAAATGGTGGATTGACATGGAAAAACAAACAGGAAAACAATTCAACAGGGACAGAGGTTTAGAAAAAATGTCAAACTATGTTGAAAGGCAACAGGACTGGGTTTTCGATCAGCAGGGTTACTTTTGTCAAGCTGACGATGGAGATTGCACAGGGTAAGGAGAGACTATGTTTAAAGCTATGTTATTTATTTGTACTTTATTTCCAGGAACAGGAGAAAATATGAATTGTTGGGAGTTGCACGATATGGTTGCTCCTAATGGATATGTTACTGAAAAGAGATGTATGATTAGAATTGATGAGATGGCTGACGCAGTAAGGAGCATTGTACCTCCACCTTATAAAATTAAATATAAATGTGAAAAAATTATGGAGAGGACGTAAAATGAAATTAAGCACTAGAAAAATGGTAAAGCAGTTAACTTATAGAGAAAAAAGAGAAAAGTATGGAATCTATAAGTCGCAACTTATGGATTACAATAAAGCCGATTCTTATTACATAGAGGTTTACACAAATGTAAAAAGAGTTATTAAGATAGAAGCAATTGACGAAAAGCAAGCTATTGAAAAAGCCTTGAAAAGAGAAGCAAGAAGGAAAACTAGAAATTGTTATGAGTTTGTTGATTGCGATTACAATGTAGTTGAGGAGAAAGACTATGAGGCTTATAGACAGACTAATCAAGAGATTCGAAGAGGACGCAGTTAATTTTGCATCAGCGGGCATGGAAGAAGAGGCGAAAGACGCAAGAAGATTAGCTAGTAAATATGTCGAAATGAAATATAATGGTCACACACATTCACTAAGATCGGAGATAAATGAAAAATGGAAAAAGAAGTAAATTATGAATGGAAAAAAGAAGAAATTAAAACACATTGTTTGCCGAAATGTCCAAGATGTCAAGGCACATTACAGACTGTTAACATACATGGTCATGAGCAATGTGTTTTGTGCCATAGTATTGTGGATGATTGTTGTCAGGGTGCACAATTAAAATGAAGGATAACATCATACATTTAGATAAATTAAAAATGTCTAGAGATCCTGTTAAAAATGTTTGTGATGCAGCAGCAAAAGAATTTACAGATTTAATTATTATAGGAGAGGACAAACATGGTAAGATACAAATGATAACTACTGTTCCCGAACCTGCCGATTTAATTTGGTTTTTAAAAGTTTGTGAGCATGGAATAATGTCAAAAGGAGTAGAGGAAGATGAGTGAATTGAATGCAACTGCCTGTCTAGAAGAAGTTGTAGCCTATATAAGAGGGGACACTAACCTTACAGAAGCTACGTCAGCTTTGTATAGACTAGGAATGGATAAAAAAAGTGCAGGTAAAGTTCTCAGGGATACTCCTAGAAATAACATCTACAACTTTTCCACTAAATCCCGACTTGGCTCTGATCCAAGCGGAGAGAATGTGGGCGATATCGAAACCGATTGACATCATAAGTTTGATGTGTGGTCTTGATGAAAAAGTTCTAAGAATGTTGGCAACAGGTTTAGAATGGAAAAGAGTTAAGAAAGAATGGTGGGACATAAGATGGTTTGGACCTTGGTTAACTACCGAGGAAATG